CTAGTAGTAATGGTCATAACCTCCGCTTTCTCTTCTGGCTCTGGATGCTCTCACTCGTGCTTTTCTTAACATCCTTAACAGCGGGTGGGTTTGTACTTTGTTCGAGTTTATTGTCTGTGAGGATAGTAACTCCCTGCGCTCTGTCTCTGCCTCTTTGGTGACCGCTATCACTGATAAATCCCAATCGTGTTTGCTAATTAACGGTGCTTGGAACGGGGTGATTGGTGAGCGATTTATGTCTTGTCGTTTCAATGTACGCTGTATCTGTCGCTTAACTTTGTAGTTGTCTTTCCTTGATGCCTGAATGGCTTTTAGTATGCGTCTTACAGCATGAAAGCCAGTGATAGAAAGTGTTTCTTTTTTTATCTCATGCCGCGCCCAGCCATTCGAATAACCCCAAACGTTGGCATCTGACCAATCATATAGGCTCTTGCTCGCCTCTCTATTAAAGTCATTTAACTTAGTTTCGGGTTTTGCCATGTAATCAATCTGTTTACCTATACACCTTGTAGGCTCTGAATATTGCTGACCTTTCAAATCTAGATCCCACTGGGGAGGAACATTTGATGGGATTGCATTGTTTGCCAGTGTTACCCATTTGCTGACAATTTTGCCTGCTTGCCCATTAATGCTTCTTTCGTTCACCATAATTATTGCGTGTACATGCGGCTCTGACTGGTGTTGAGCCCACTCCATGACGTAAACCCACTGATTGCCTTTCGAAGTCAACCATCTGGTAAGTGCCTTTAACGCTTTGTTGAATTTCTCTGGCGTTGTTCCCTTAACGGGTCTGAAGGTAAAGGAGTAGGGGATACCACTAGTTGATTCGACATCCAGAGTAAACAAAGCTCGCCTCATTGTACGCCATTTCTTCTTTGTCCAAGCTGGTGGTATGCAGTGGTTAGCCTTTGATGATTGGCGTTTATTCTCCGCCTTTAATTCATTACGTTTGTGCGTAACTGATCTCACATAAGCTAATGTGCGACCATTGATGTGATTGATTACGGCTTGTGATTTTGTGGATAGACTCGCGTCTTTATCGTATAATTCCATGTGTAAAGTTCATATATTTCAATTGCTTCAAAGCCGACTCTCGCAAAGTCGGCTTTCTGCTTTGTCAATCACAGGTATTTGGTTTCAATACCCTTGTAAACAGTTCTAAGCGTGTCTTCAGGCACTTTACCCACCAGCCCACGCAACAACGACAACGTTATGTTTACCTTACGCAATGTCTTTACATATCTGGCGTTCGTCCTCCAGATCTTCAATGTTTCGTCTTTATCGCTGTGGTATGCTTCTAAATTGCGTTCTGTGACGTGATACGCCTCTGTTTTAAACTGCTCAACAGGAATTCCCCAATCGTTGCGTAACAGCGTTAAAACGCGACTACGTTCGTGATTTCCGGCTTTCCTTAATATGTCGTCAAACTCTTTTGGGGTAAGCTTCCTGCCACTTAGTAGGATATCGCGTATATTCGCGGCGACCTGAGAGCGTGTAAGAGTGCTCATTTTCGTCCCCCCAGAAATCTGTCGGCAAATTGATCAAGGCTGGAGGCAAGCCACACCCGGCGCTTGCGTCCATTGATGGTCTGATTTATATAGGGAGGAAAGCTTCGGATATATCGCTTTAACTGATAGAAGCGTGACAGACAGACGCCAAGATATTCTGCTGCGTCTTTAGCGGTCAGGTAATTAATCATTTTATTCCCTTACTGTTGTACCAAAATGTAATATGGAGGAGACTTCCTGTCTCCCCAAATTACTCTACAATTTTTGTGCGATTAAATCAGATCTATTACTAAGTAATCATCGCCAGAGGCAATGCCGATAGCTTTTCCACCGCTGGTGGATTTCACATCATAAACCCAGGTGCTGGTGCTCACCTTTTGTGGCTCTGATCTAATCAGTGCCGCGAAGGTTTCAAAATCAACATGGGTTACGTTCAGCTTTTGATTGGTAGGTTTCAACTGCATTCTTAATACCTAATAACGTATTGTTTGTATCCTGTTTGTTTCTGTTCTTTAGTTACTACGCGATTCGGCTATACGTTGATCGATCCAGTCATCGATCTCGCTTTCAATAAAAGCTATTGCGCGAGCACCAATCTTGACTGATTGGGGGAATTGTCCTCGGCTCATCAGAGCATATACCCACGCCTTGCTATAGCCAGTGCGTTTCAAAACCTCAGATAGCCGAATCAGCGACTTTTTCATATCTACCTCGTAATACGTTGCTTGACTATGTGAGATAGTAAATCATTGTTTTTTTAAGTTTTCTGTGAATTTGGAGAAAAAATTTTTGGGAATAGAATTACCCCAAATTGGGCGTTATTTTTTAGTTCTAACGCACAATTTGGGAACATCCTTCCTTTATTTTGGACGCTTTTTGGTTGCTTTTTTCTTAAATTTGGGGGCGTACTTATCCAAAGCGTTCGTTAGCAATCTCCGAAATGTATCTGGGTGGGTATCGCTGTCTTCATCGTTCCCGAATATTATGTTGTTTTCTATTACTTGGGCACTAACCCTATTGATACTAAGGTTTCCTCCACTATGGAAATCTTTGCTTGATTCAAATAAGGCAATCGCCATTCCGGCGATCATCTTTAAAGCCGTATCTTTTCCTCTCCAGTTTTGTTCTCTTTCTACTTTTTTTGACAGTGCTCCAATTTCTGGTTCGTTATCTGGAACATTCATATCCAGTTCTGGGAAGAAGTTCACAACCTCGGAGCGCTTGAAATAAAACGAATCGTAAGACCCATACCAATCATCCTCATCATCGTGATATAAAAAGTCTTCCCCTTTCCTAACGTTGAAAGTCCCTTCTTCCCCCGGTATCGGGCTCTCCCTGTATTCATGCCCCATAGCCAGAAGACCTAAAAACTCCACACACTGCTTTTCAAAGTCGTCATTAGTTGTAAAACCTGATACCCAATCGAACTGATAAAAGCCCAGCCCCCCTAAAGTATCTGGTTTAGCTTTGCTCAATCTGTAGTTACTTAAGATAGCGGCAGCGATCATTCTTTCATTTTCATTGTTTAGTCTTGCCAGTTCGCTGATCAGATTACCAAACCAGATTTTATCTTCTGACTCGTTATAAAACGCATCTAGTCCTGTCATCTTAGTCACGGCGTGTTCTCCTTCCGAACTCGTAAGGGCTTATATGTATTTCTCGATTGGCGTCCAGATAATCTGCCCACCATTGAAGCATTAGTTTGCGCTCTTCTAAGTAATCAGCCTTGTGCTTGTAGGCTCTTTTAACGTCTTTATATTCTTTGTGGCTCATCTGGCGCTCTACTGCGTCCTCCTGCCACAAACCGGACTCCATCAGGGAACTACAGGCTGTGGCACGGAATCCATGTCCAGTTACGTCCTCTTGCGTGTTATAGCCCATTAAGCGTAATGCCTTGTTTACCGTGTTTTCACTCATCACGCCTTTGGTGTTTCTTTCATTCGGAAACACAACATCGTAGCTTCCGCTTAGTTCTCTCAACTGCTTTACAATAGAAACAGCCTGACGGCTAAGAAGCACGATATGTTCGTCTTTTCCCGTTTTTGTGCCACGGGTGGAAAACCTCACACCATCGATAGGCTCTCTTTTTTTAGGGATAATCCACTCAGCCCGATCAAGGTCAAACTCTTTCCAACGGGCAAACCTTAACTCGCTTGAACGAACAAATGTCAACATGGTTAGCTCAATGGCAAGGCGGGTAAGAGGATTACCTTTAAAGCTGCCCAATCGAGTGAAAAAGTCTGGTAAATCTCTGGGATGTAGTGCGGCATGATGCTTAGTTTCATATTGCATTAACCGGACATCGAGATCATTCGTGATGATTTCTGTCTTAATGCCGCTCAGACGGGCGCTATGTATGATGTCCTTAACTCGTTGTTTAAGTCGGTTGGCTGTATCGTGTTTCCCGGCGTCATCTACCTTCTTAAACAAAGGTAAAATTGTCATCGCCTCCAGTTTGCGAATATCCGAAGTGCCAATGTGAGGGAAAATATACATTTCAAGGCTTCTAAGTACGCGTTTTCGTTGGTCTTCGTTCCACATCTGGTGGCTTTCAACCCATTGACGTCCTATTGTCTCAAAAGTGAATGCGCCTTTTTCTTCTGCTTTTGCTGCTCTTTGCTCTGCTTTGGGATCTATCCCCTTGACTAACAACTTTTTGGCGTTGTCTCGTTTTTCTCTGGCGTCTTGTAAGCTAATGGTTGGATATACACCAAAAGCAAGTCTGTCTTCTTTCTTATCTGATGGGCGGCGATACTTCATTCGCCAATACTTCGACCCGGTCTGGGATACTTCAAGATAAAGACCACCACCATCAGACAATTTATAAGTTTTGTCTCGTGGCTTAGCTGCTTTGCACTGACGGTCTGTTAATTTGTTGAGGGTATTTCTGGACATGTTGGGGGCACATATACAATCGAACCAGCAATGCCCCTAATTATGCCCCATAGATTTACTTGATTTCAATAGACGGAAATGGACGTCATGAGAATAAAATCTCTTTATTTTTATATGTTTACATGGGATTTATAGACAATGGTAGACGTTGGTGTACAGCGGGATGGTGTCCCCTGCAGACATCTACTTGAAGCGGCAGGGGATTGATTGGAATGGTGTTTTTTAGATGTGAGAAATATTTTACCCGCTATTTTACCCATTGGCGCGGCTTAAGAGCTTATTTTTGAATTCACAATGGTCACGATATAACCATCTTGCTCGACCGTGGATAACTTTGGCTTTTGGCAGGTCGCCGGACTTAATCCGGTCGTAGATGAAGGTTTTACCGAAGCCAGTATCGGCCATGATGAATTTCAAATCAACCAGTGAATCAGGCTGTAGTTCGTGTTGCATGAGTGCTATCTCCGAATAGGGAATCGAACCTGCAAATCAGGCAATAAAAAACCGCATTGATGCGGCGATGGTAGGTCTGGATATCTTGATAAATGAAAATGCCTCATCGAGTGTGAGGCTGTATGGCTCCATTATTTCACCTCTTGCTGTGACATTGTTGAAAAATGGATACCAGCTCGTTGCTGCCAGACGATCCAACCGAGAGTCATATCCCATGCCATGTATTCGTTATTGCCGTTTTTTGCTCTCCGACGATCTACTAAGTCACCGAAACGCTTTTCCATGAATAATTCATAAGCTTCGCGTTCATCTGGTTCTACTTCCAGAGATAGGAGTGCGATTTCATAAGCACGGCGCTCAATATCGTCTCGCACGTCAAGGCTGCTGATACGCTCTTTAATTTCTTTAATCAGTTCTTTGTCGGTAAAAGTGGTCATTATGCTCCAGCCTCCGGTGCTTTTGGCATTACTGCCCAGTGAGTGATATTGACGTTTTCAAGGTCCCCGACCTGAAATGTCCACTGCCATTCTCCGGTTTCTTTTTGTCCCCAGGTGTACCAGAGAGAACGCCAGCCAATTAGCCAGCCTTCTCCGTTAGCATCGAATAACAAAACACTTTCATTTGCTGGTGGCAGTTCAGTTGACACTGGTATTACTTTGTTTTCCTGTGCTGCACATTTAGCTTCAAGCGCATCGAATTTACGCACTAGGTATTCAGCATCTGTTTCATTTACTTTCAGATCTCGCGGTACACATCTCCCACGAAGAAACCCTTCCATTTCGAAAACATTCATGCGCATTTGCGTAACTCCGATAACTCGTTAAAGCGTTCCATAAACATCCCGTAGGCATGGCCCGGAGCCAGTGGAATCACGTTGAACATCTCTGTTGCCGGGATACCTTCCAGTACAGGCCAGAAAGAGCCATCATCAAGCCCGAGATCGCGGCGTTCGGTTGCCAGCATGATGAGATCGGCATATTTCACGGGCGTACTCATAACTGGGGGTAACCCGTATTTCTCACGGATTACGGCGTCTATTTTTTCTTCCATTTGTTTATAGTCAGGAAGAAGGCGTTTCAGTGGTGCGGGAATGTCCTGGCAATACGCTTCTGTTGCATCATGCATTAACGCTTCAAAAGCAAATTCCTGCGGCACCAGCTGGCTGCAAAGAACCGCATGTTGGGCGACGCTGTAGAAGTGCGAAAGATGACCGGCAAAGCGACAGATATTTGAAAGGGAAACCGCGATATCGTTAATATCGATGTCGTCTTTATTTATCCTGTCATAATAAAAATGCTTCCCGGAAAAAGTTTTAATAAATGACATTTTGTTCTCCACGTATATGCGCTGCACCGCGCTGAATTCTGGTAAAAAGAATCCCTCACCATCCGGCGATTATTGAGTAAATTACGTTTCCATAAATGCCCCCGCAGGGGCATTTGCAGTAATGAAATCAGGCGGTGAAAGTACCAATAAAGGTTTCTACTTTGCTGTCCTTGAATTTCTCAACAAGCAGATCACGAAATTCGTTAGCCATTTCTTCCTGCACCGCCTCCAGCTGAATAATGCGCAGAACCAGTACAGGACGATCGCCAGTGATAATACTGAGGCGTAATTTAAACGGACGTTCTTTCAGACCTTCAAACGGAACGCATTTAAATTCAAATGCCACTGGCATAATGTCTTTGGTCTTCGCTTCGACAGACTCCATCAGGGAGCGTTTGCCGCTGAAGTCATTATCTTCAAAATCAGCGGTCTGGTTTGCTTCAATCGTGATTTTACGGACAGCCGCAGCCGCTTTTGTTGCCTGAATAGCGTCACCATTAGCATCAAAGCCCACAAGATAGTCGGCCCAGTCTTCAATCCATTCTGCCAGTGACTTCTGGGAGTTACGCTCGCCGTTAACAGACAACAGAGCAGAGAACGGTGCTGTCTTTTTCAGTTTGAGTGTGGCGGTGTTATCTGCGTGACCTGGTTCATCAATAGTACCCAGGTTAAGCACACTGACGGCACGCATATTATCAGCATCGATAAAGCAGCGGGTGCCTTCATCTGCAAGATCTTTAGAATAACGGGTAAAGTCATCGATGCTGGCAGTGGAAAGCGCACCACGGAAACGGAAGCGATTTAAATTAAATTTTTCCAGATCATGAATGCGGAAATTCTCAGGCAATGCCACAGCATCGGCACCAATCTTACTGATAATTTCATTAACACCCTGAGCAGAAATAAGGGCATGGATTTGATTAATTGCGGTTGCGTCTAAGTTCTGAGACATAATAAGTCCTCACTATATAAAGATATTCAGTGATGAGATAAATAATCAGTTAATTAAAAACGATATTAACGACCTGCTGCGCGGAGTTTTCCGTCAGGTTCACCGGCAAGAGTCAGTAACTGTCCCTGGTCTTCCTGCAGAATAGTCAGGCGACCACCGCGATTGACATACATCGGCGTTTCGGTGGTGTCTTCTTCGGAAATTTTCCCGCGGTTAGTCGGGCGAACATATGAGAGTTTGTGTTTGATTTTCACTCGGTTCTCATCAAACGGTTCGATTTCCAGGTTGAGCGAGACCTTACCTTTGGTTTTCGTGTTCATCACACCGGAAGCGACTTCACTGAGAACTGCGCCGATTTTGGTTTCAAATACGCCGCCGTCCAGCTCCCCGATAAATGCCTGCACATCAGTACTGCGTTCGCTAGCCATTTTGCTGCTCCTCATCATATCGACCCTGCAAGGTCGGTTAGTTTCTCCACAAAACAGAGAAGAACACCTGCGGTGACTGCCGCCCGGATGGATTGGGTTATGAGCCCGTCGTCCGGTGATGCTCTTCTCTGTTTTGTAAAAAGGACGGTACCAGCCGGAAGCAAGGGTACAAGCTGGTACCGCCAAGACTACACACAGCATAAAGTTGTGGTGCCGGGTGCCTCCCGGTGCCTGGCGAAGGTTGCACACCAGGCGGGTGGGTATCCACAGAAGGTCGACTGTCAGCCTCAACCTTAACCCGCGTGCGCTGAGCCGCATTCACCACAACGCTAAGGATTCTCTCTGGTTGAAAATACTTAGCTGTTATGTGCCTGCTTTTAGCCACATCAGGCGAGGTGGACCTAGTTATTCCCCAACAACAAGGATTCGGTTAATCTGGTTATCCCCAACAATGCAAAAGGAAAAGAAATGTCCGGTAATATCTATACGCTGTACAAATCCCACTGTGAAAATGTTGGAAAGTATCGGGGCATTGAAATCAGTGGGGTAGTGTCATCAGTCGAAATAAGCAAAGTTGAATCAAGGGCAACATTACTTACTCTTTTGGACCTTGTCTTACATGAGCACCGGAAGAAATTCGGCACTCCCTATAATCAGTTGAATGGGAAAAAGGCTCTGGTTCACCTTATTCTGATGAAGCATCACTGGATGCCAAAACAGATTAATGAGATGAAATTTGATGAACTTCTTCTTTCAATTCAGGATGAACTCACACTTGATAAAATAAGCGTAACCGCCCAGAAATTTTTAGATTATCGAGACTGGAGATCACAAATTCATCACTTTGATGATTTTGACGAAAATGAATGGGATCCTAATTTGTCTGCACAATATCTAAAGTAACATCCTGTGATAAAACCGTGATTTCCTGATCCAGTTTTTTTAAGGAGTCTATTGTTTCCTGTCGATAAGACAGCACTTCACGAAGCTGGTTTATAGCTGCCAGCTTCTTTGTCATCCACTCATAAATTTCCTCATCTGTGTAGCCAGGCGCGACGATTTTGGGTTCTGTTTTGTGCATTTCACATCTCCTCAAGTTATCAGTTACTTGTTGATGGGGACCAGATTGTTAAAGAGCTAAGCGTCCTGTAGGGCGCTTTTTTGTTGCTAACGAATCATCCTGGACTTCATATGCCCCAGGCGGCTACTTCGTGGGCGTCCTGCCTGTTCGTTATCTTTGATATAAAATCTAACTTAACTTAGTTATTATGGCAAGAGAAAACACCAAACTTTTCTTAGTTCGGTGCCTTAGTTAGAGAAGAGAGGTCTTAGAGTTCGTATTGAACTCCTTTGACTACACCAATGATAAGGCAATTACCATTGATAGGGATGTTGGGATACCGAGGATTTAATGGCACTAAAAACTTTTGAGGGCCATCGATGACTAATTTTTTTACTGTAGCTTCGTTTGTTCCATCAAGTCGAGCGATGACTATTTTTCCATGACGAGGTTCTGCATCTGGATCTACAATCACTGTTGCGCCTTCTGGTATTGTTGGGAGGCCATTAGGGTTAGTCATGGAGTCACCTTTAACCTCTAATGCAAATGAGTTATCACCAATCTTTAATGATGTATCTACCCACTTGTCCACTTCACTAAACACTTCTGCTGCCCTGCACTCAGTAAACTGCCCAGCCTGAACCCACGATATTACAGGAACTCTGCGCATGTTTGTGACGAGTTTGCCTTCAAACTCAGCACCATAAAGAATGTAATCTATTGACGTATTGAAGAACTTCGCTAATTTCGAAAGTGCCTCCCCACCAGGGGTATTGATGTCTTTCTCCCAGTACCCCACAGCAACGTCGCTTACTCCACAAAATTTACCCAATTCTTTCTGGGACGTTCCGGTAACTCTTCTCAGAGCTTTTATACGCTGACCAACCGTTTCCATAGGAGCACCATTTCTTGAATTGCTAAGTAATCTTAGTTTTTATTGACCAAAGATAGATTTGTAATTAGCATCTAATAAAACTTAGTTTGGAGGGCGTATGACAACTGACGATATCGAAAGCTACTTCGGCAGTATTGAGAAAGTTGCTGCTTTTTTCGGCATAACAACTGAAGCCGTTTATCAGTGGCGAAACCGTCCGGGCCAGTTAATTCCAAAAGGACGTGCAGCAGAAGCTGCATATAGAACTTGCGGACGGTTGCCATTTAAACCTGAGCTTTATGAAAAATCTAATGGATAAATCGATTAACAGAAACCACAGAACGATGAGGCTAACCGTGGGTAAGCATCACTGGAAAGTAGAAAAACAGCCTGAGTGGTACGTGAAAGCTGTCAGAAAAACTATCGCAGCGTTGCCGGGTGGTTACGCTGAAGCAGCTGACTGGCTGGATGTAACAGAAAACGCATTATTTAACCGCCTTCGTGCCGATGGCGATCAGATTTTCCCGCTGGGATGGGCAATGATTTTGCAACGTGCTGGTGGAACTCACTTCATTGCTGACGCTGTGGCGCAGTCTGCAAATGGCGTCTTTGTGTCTCTTCCTGACGTCGAGGATGTGGACAACGCCGATATTAACCAGCGCCTGCTGGAAGTCATTGAACAGATTGGCAGTTATTCCAGACAGATTCGTTCGGCAATCGAAGACGGTGTGGTGGAACCGCATGAGAAGACAGCAATTAACGACGAGCTGTATCTCTCAATTTCGAAGCTGCAGGAGCATGCAGCACTGGTCTACAAAATCTTTTGCATTTCAGAAAGTAATGACGCCCGCGAGTGTGCAGCTCCGGGCGCCGTGGCGTGTCGTGACTGTGGAGAAACTAACGCATGAACAGTTTAACAACACACTACCGTCGCTCGCAACTGATTGCGCTTCCTGTACCGGGTGGAAAAGCGAAGGTGGAGTATTGCTATGCAGTAAATGTACCAGGTGGCAGGGTAATTGTAACCCACAGCTTTGCAGAGTGGGCTGTGGGTGATTTTAACCGGCAAAAGGAGACAGTCCTTTGCGACAAGTTAACCGCTGGTTCAAAGATCACTACGGAGTACCCGTCAGAGTCATTCGTTGGGAGCCGGAAACACAACGGGTTATCTACCTCCGCGAAGGCTATGAGCATGAATGCTTCAGTCCGCTCGAACAGTTTCGTCGTAAATTCAGGGAAATAGAGGTCGGTCATGAGCACTAAATTAACCGGCTATGTATGGGATGGTTGCGCTGCGTCAGGCATGAAATTATCCAGCGTGGCAATTATGGCCCGCCTGGCTGATTTCAGTAATGACGAAGGTGTGTGCTGGCCATCAATTGAAACCATTGCCCGTCAGATTGGCGCGGGGATGAGTACCGTCAGAACGGCTATCGCACGGCTGGAAGCAGAAGGCTGGTTAACGCGTAAGGCGCGTCGCCAGGGTAACCGCAATGCGTCGAATGTTTATCAGCTTAACGTTGCGAAGCTTCAGGCAGCGGCATTTTCTCAACTGTCAGATTCTGACCCGTCAAAATCTGACGCATCAAAATCTGACCCGTCAAAATTTGATGCGTCGAAATCTGGCAAAAAAGCGGGTTTTCACCCGTCAGAATCTGGCGGGGATCCGTCAGTAAAATCAAAACATGATCCGTCAGATAAAAAACCTTCTCGTCCGGACGCTTCGCAACCGGACACGCAGACGGCTGAACAGGATTTTTTAACTCGCCATCCTGATGCGGTTGTATTCAGCCCTAAAAAGCGCCAGTGGGGGACGCAGGATGATTTGACCTGCGCACAGTGGCTCTGGAAAAAAATCATCGCCCTGTACGAGCAGGCCGCCGAATGTGACGGCGAGGTGGTTCGTCCCAAAGAACCGAACTGGACAGCCTGGGCAAACGAAATTCGCCTGATGTGTGTGCAGGATGGTCGTACTCACAAACAAATCTGCGAGATGTACAGCCGCGTCAGCCGCGATCCGTTCTGGTGCCGTAACGTGCTCAGCCCGTCGAAGCTGCGGGAAAAATGGGATGAGCTTTCCCTGCGCTTATCGCCGTCCGTCAGCACGTACACAGAAAAACGCGAAGACCCGTACTTCAAAGCCAGTTACGACAACGTGGACTACAGCCAGATCCCGGCAGGATTCAGGGGGTGATCATGAGTCTTTTGAATGAAGTTCAGAAATACATTGAAGCCCATCCGGGGTGTACTTCCGGAGACATTGCGGATGCTTTTGCAGGTTACTCACGGCAGCGCGTTCTGCAGTCAGCAAGCAAGTTACGTCAGAGTGGGCGTGTGGCTCACCGTTGTGAAGGAGATACACGCAGACATTTCCCACGCCTGACTGAGAGAGCGCAGGAGCCGGAACCACAACCAGTTCGTGAAACCAGACCTGTGCGCAATTTCTATGTCGGCACTAACGATCCCCGGGTGATTTTGTGCCTGACCCGCCAGGCGGAAGAACTGGAGTCCAGGGGCTTATACCGTCGTGCTGCAACGGTGTGGATGGCGGCATTCCGTGAAAGCTACTCCCAGCCAGAACGAAACAATTTTCTGGCGCGTCGTGAACGGTGTTTACGGAAAAGCAGTAAGCGGGCTGCATCAGGTGAAGAGTGGTATCTGTCAGGGAATTACGTGGGGGCTTAATGACGACGTTAACTCAATGCCAGCAGCAGGTGCTGGATATGCTGATTTCTTACCAGAAAGAACGTGGCTTCCCGCCAACCAATCAGGAGGTGGCAACCATGCTGGGATACCGTTCGGTGAATGCAGCGGTGGAGCATCTTCGCGCACTGGAGAAAAAAGGCGTCATCACGATAAAGCGTGGCGTGGCCCGGGGGATAACGCTTCATACCGCGGTGAAGGACGACGACAGCGAGGCTGTCGGGATTATCCGCTCACTGCTTGCCGGTGAGGAAAACGCAAGGCTGCGTGCAACCCACTGGCTACATGAGAGAGGCCTGAAAGTATGAAACTGATCCTGCCTTTCCCGCCCAGCGTGAATACGTACTGGCGACACCCTAACAAAGGGGCGTTTGCTGGTAAAAGCCTGATAAGCACGGCGGGGCGCAAATTCCAGAGCGCGGCGTGCGCAGCAATAGTTGAGCAGTTACGTCGTCTGCCGAAACCAACGTCGGCACCTGCTTCAGTGGAGATCGTGTTGTTTCCTCCGGATAACCGGATCCGCGATCTGGACAACTATAACAAGGCACTGTTTGACGCCCTGACCCACGCGGGTGTGTGGGAAGACGACAGTCAGGTGAAAAGAATGCTGGTGGAGTGGGGACCGGTTATCCCGGAAGGGAAGGTCGAGATCACTATCAGTAAGTACGAGAAAACGGCGGGTGCAGCCGCCTGATTAAGAGGAGAAACGAAGTATGAATAATCTGATGGTCATTGATGGTATTGAAGTTCGTCGTGATGCTTATGGACGTTATAGCCTGAACGATCTGCATCGCGCAGCAGTAGCATCTGGTGCAAATGCCAGAACCAAGGAGCCAGGAAAGTTTCTTTCCAGCCAACAAACTGTTGAGCTTGTTCATGAATTGACCAACACCCAGAATTTGGGTGTTGACCCGGTGAGTGTGATTCATGGGGGAAATGAACGGGGAACGTATGTCTGTAAGGAACTGGTGTATGCCTATGCAATGTGGATCAGCCCGTCATTCCATCTGAAGGTGATCCGTACTTTCGATATGGTAACCAGCGCACCGGAAAAATTATCCGGGCAGGCTGCTGACAAGATGCAGGCTGGAGTGATTCTGCTGGACTTTATGCGCAGGGAGTTAAACCTGTCTAACTCATCTGTGCTTGGGGCCTGTCAGAAACTCCAGGAGGCTATTGGCTTACCGAATCTGGCACCGCGTTATGCCATTGATGCTCCTGCTGACGCGCCTGATGGCTCAAGCCGCCCCACGCTGTCACTGAGTGCACTGCTGAAGCAGTATGGTATCCGCCTGACGGCTAATCAGGCATATCACCAGATGGCGAAGCTGGGGATCGTCGAACAGCGCGAACGATACAGCCGTACAGCGATTAACAACATCAAAAAATTCTGGTCGCTGACAGCGAAAGGCTGCATGTTCGGCAAGAACATCACCAGTCCCGCAAATCCGCGCGAGACGCAGCCGCATTTCTTCGAATCCCGATTCCCTGAGCTGTTAAAGCTGCTCGATACCGTTCATTGAGGTGACCGTGAGAGCACTACTGACCCCTGAAATTGCCCCGCGTATGGGGATCGTATTGTTCAGGCCAGGTTCAGAGCTGATGCCCCTGTTTATGCAGGGGCGTGTCCTGCTGGAGCCTGAGCCGGAACGTTATTCATCTTTCGCCAGTGGTGCCGTTCCGGCGGCATCACAACCGCTGGCGGATGATCCTGCCGTTCGGGCCGTGTTCCGCAATGAGGCAGTGATCCGTCGTGCTGGTGGCGTGGAATGTCTTGAAAGCTGGTTACTTCGTGAAAAAGGCTGCCAGTGGCCTCATTCCGACTGGCACAGCGAGAACATGACCACAATGCGACACGCTCCGGGTGCAATCCGTCTGTGCTGGCACTGCGATAACCAGCTGCGCGATCAGTTCACGGAACGGCTGGAATCAATGGCAACGGATAACTGTGCCCGCTGGGTGTTGTCTGTTGTGCGTCGGGATCTCGGTTTTGATGACAGTCACGTTGTGACAATGCCGGAACTGTGCTGGTGGCTGATTCGTAATGATCTGGCGGATGCCTTACCGGAAAGTGCAGCCCGTAAGGCACTGAGATTACCGAAGCCTGTTGTGCCGTCTGTTACCCGGGAAAGTGACCTTGTGCCTTCGGTTCCTGCCACCAGCATCATCCAGGATAAGGCGAAAAAGGTGCTGGCGCTGAAAGTGGATCCGGAGTCGCCGGAGTCTTTTATGTTACGCCCAAAACGTCGCCGCTGGGTTAATGAAAAGTACACGCGCTGGGTTAAGACACAGCCGTGTGCATGTTGTGGAAAGCCCGCTGATGATCCCCACCACCTGATAGGTCACGGTCAGGGTGGAATGGGAACAAAAGCGCATGACCTTTTTGTGTTGCCTTTGTGCAGAAAGCATCACGACGAGCTGCATGCAGATACCGTGGCATTTGAAGAGAAGTATGGCTCCCAACTGGAGCTGATATTTCGTTTTATCGATCGTGTGCTGGCAATTGGCGTACTGGCCTGATTTTGTGGAGAAAGTTGATGCGTGATATTCAAATGGTTCTGGATCGTTGGGGAGCATGGGCGGCGAGTGATAGTTCAGGAGTTGACTATTCTCCTATAGCTGCTGGGTTTAAAGGGCTTCTTCCCTATACAAGCAAAACACGTCAGGCTTGTTCAGATAGTGATGCATTAATTCTTGAAGGTTGTCTTGCTCGTCTAAAGCAAAAAAGGCCGGACGAACATTCGCTTCTTGTTGCCCATTACCTATTCGGTATCTCTAAAAGAAAGCTCGCCAAGGCTCGTAAAAAGGATGAGAAATTAATACGCATTGAGATACAGATGGCTGAGGGATTTATCGATGGTTGCCTTAGTATGCTCGATATACGTTTAGAATGTGAATAGATACAACAACGGCTCTTAGAGAGCCGTTGTTTTTAGAAACTGTTTTTTATGACTGAACCTGTGGTGCAACTTAAAAAGTTACTGTAGCCATTGACGCCATTGTTGCTTGTTTTTTGAGCAGTGGATGGAATGCTTGCTGGCTTAGGCGCAGCTGTAGTTGTATGCCTGTTAGTATAGACTACAAAGTTACCTGTAGATGATTTGTTATCCATGTCGAGCCCACCCCTCTGAGATAAGGTTATGATTTATGCCGAACTGACCTGGGACGCCTGGAACTTGCAAACGCTGTAACATCCCCTCAGTGCGGAATTGATATGAAAACGTGTCTGGAGCCTCTAAAATGCTTCTGACAGATACGTACGATGCCTGGTTAACTGTTCCTAAGATAGCATTTGGGTCAAAAGGTTCACCCAGATGCATCTCAGTTTTGAAATCTTCATAAATTTCTTTGATCAGACCGTAAAGGTGCTCATCTGGTTTTTCCACCGTAAGACCTAAATCGTTTACCGCTTCAATCCTATTTATAGTGTAGTCATGGCTACCAGAATCACTACAAAGGAAACTTACAATTTTCTCAATGCTTTCACTATCAGTGAGTTGGTGAGACAGTAGTTTTCTTGCGAGCATTTGAATCTGCGCTTTAGCTCGATAGACTTTTCCAAGTACCAAGGGATGAACCTTTTCACTTAATGCAAGGAGGATCTGTGCAAGTGAGGCATCATCTTTGATACTCAAATCATGCTTAACTACTTCAAGATAGCCATTGATTTCTTCAACACTGACTGGAAGTTGAAGTGGCTGCCCATTGATTATGACCGAAGGGTTAAGTGGTGTATTCACACTTGGATCGATTGGCCCTAAGGTTGCCTGCTTGGTCATAACCAAGTTGTTCGCGCCAAGGCACATTATCGTCCCAGAACTATGGCATTTTGATGGGATTATGATTTCGAGTTCTTTACAAAACTGACGAAGCAGGTTTACAAGGCTCCATGCTGTTAAAGTGTCGCCGCCTCGCGTATAGAGCACGAGGCTAATTTTTTGAACATCACCTATCACATCAAGATGATTGACGAACAGATCGAATACATCAGCGCTGATTTGAGCTTCTTGGTTTGGTCTATCACCTGTTACATAGCATAATACTTTTGAATTGCGTGCTTGTTCCAGTTGCGCATACAGGGCTTTACGCTGCTCAAACATTCAGATGTCCTTATGTTAAGAATTTTCAAACCAAGAGGTAACATTCATTCAGAACTTACCACACAAGTGGTTAGATTCTATCGGCAAAAAAAGTCCAAAAATTAGCGCATTTACAAAACTCAAAGAGAGCAATGAGATTTTGCAAACGTACAGTGTGGATAACTTATGTGCAAAGTGGCGTTGATTTTACTCATTCGCTTCAAAAAAACCATAGTTTTCCTCACGCGGTCCGCATTTTATCGTGTAATCTGTTAAGAGTGGTTACTTCGCCACACAGCTTAAACCTGCCGTCGAGCGGGTTTTGTCATTTCTGGGCCTTGGTATTCGTTGGGCTTGGTCTATCTAGCACTTATCCATTGGCTCGGCTTCTTTTACGTTTCCGCTTCTGGTTTGCGGTTCGTGGTACTCCCTCAATTTGCACCTCCTGTATCGGCGAGGTGAGAGATAACTACAAATGCCTCATAACCCAAATACCTGGCTGGAGTTGGTCCAGAGCTGGTGGCGTGGAGACACACCGCTGGGCGCAGTGATTATGTCGATCGTTATGGCTGGCTTGCGCATTGCCTATTTTGGCGGTGGTGGTGGCTGGAAACGAAAAACGCTCGAGATTTTGCTCTGTGGTGCTCTGACGCTGACTTTTGCATCCGCTCTTGAGTATGTCGGATGGCCTAAATCTCTTTCTGTTGCCATTGGTGGCGGCGTTGGGCTGATCGGGGTCGATGCTATTCGTGGGGCTGCAATGAGAGTAATCGGTAATAAGTTTGGTGGCTCTAAGGAGTAATTTATGCAGGTACTAAATTCCCAGCGTAAAGCTTTCCTGGATATGGTGGCATGGTCAGAAGGAACGGATAACGGGCGACAACCGACACGTAACCACGGTTATGACGTTATTGTCGGTGGCGAACTCTTCACTGATTACTCCGATCACCCTCGAAAACTTGTCACGCTAAACCCGAAACTCAAATCAACAGCCGCAGGCCGTTATCAACTTCTTTCACGCTGGTGGGATGCTTACCGCAAGCAGTTAGGGCTGACAGACTTCTCTCCTAAAAGCCAGGACGCTGTTGCATTGCAGCAGATTAAGGAGCGTGGCGCTTTACTAATGATTGATCGCGGTGACATCCGTCAGGCAATCGACCGTTGCAGCAATATCTGGGCCTCATTGCCGGGCGCTGGTTATGGTCAGTTCGAGCATAAGGCTGACAGTCTGATTTCAAAATTCAAAGAAGCAGGCGGAACGGTCAGAGAGATTGAGGCATGAGCAGAGTCACCGCGATTATCTCCGCTCTGATAATCTGCATCATCGTCTGCCTGTCATGGGCTGTTAATCATTATCGTGATAACGCCATTACCTATAAAGAGCAGCGCGACAAAAACGCCAGAGAACTGAAGCTGGCGAACTCGACAATTACTGATATGCAGCTTCGCCAGCGTGATGTTGCTGCGCTCGATGCAAAATACACGAAGGAGTTAGCTGATGCGAAAGCTGAAAATGATGCTCTGCGTGATGATGTTGCCGCTGGTCGTCGTCGGTTGCACATCAAAGCAGTCTGTCAGTCAGTGCGTGAAGCCACCACCGCCTCCGGCGTGGATAATGCAGCCTCCCCCCGACTGGCAGACACCGCTGAACGGAATTATTTCACCCTCAGAGATAGACTGATAATAATGCAGAAACAACTAGAAGGGACTCAGCAGTATATTAAGGAACAGTGCAGATAAAGTTGACCATATTGATGGGCAACTCATGCAATTATTGTGAGCAATATACCCGTGCTTCCAGCGGAGTATAAATGCCAAAAGTGATGAAACCGAGCAATCCATTTACGAATGTTTGCTGGGTTTCTGTTTTAACCACATTTTCTGCACCACCACAAATTTTTGCTGCATCGACAGTTTTCTTCTGCCCAATTCCCGAAACGAAGAAATGATGGGTGATGGTTTCCTTTGGTGTTACTGCTGTCGGTTTGTTTCCAACAGTAAACGTCTGTTGAGCACATCCTGTAATAAGCATTGCCAGCGCGGCAGAAAACAACATTTTTTTCATCTTATTATCCTGCATTGTTAAAAACGGCAGAATCCTATGTGACAACAATTAAACGATAGTTAAATGGATTGATGAAAATTAAAACTATATAGGTGTACGCTCAGACTATTGGAGGAAGTTGGGGACACTCAGAATCCTGTGGAATGAAATAAACCGCTCTATCTGTCCTTTACCCTTTTAACTGCGCTGTATCGTCGCCGTATTCCCGTATTAACAGAGACCGTAGCCCGATGGGGAACTCCTTCTGCGCGAGTGTGAGGGAATAATCAAAAACGATGCACACTGGGTTTTTACCGCGTTTATGGTTCGCGGGTTTGTCCCTCATGCTCGCCAGTCCTGTGCGGGGGTGGAAGAAACAGGACACTTACACAGATTCTTGTGGGCACGATGCTATGCCTTTCTGGATTATCCCGATGCCATTCATGCAAGGCGTTGTATCAGACGTTCGTCAGAGCTGTCAGGCTGACGGGTCCTCCCGGTGGGGTGGCCTGCCACGGGGCGGGAGCGTCGCGGAAAAAGGCTAGTTTTTGCATTTCCATGGCGGCGGCAGCATGTTTGGTAATTTATTGATAATTAAAAGTTATTTCTCTTTTCACCTGTACAATATTTTTTTCTCCCTGTCATTAGACCAGTTTGCAATTAATTGAAATATATAAATAAACCTGATTTTTACCTGCCAGATGGAGTTGCTTATGTCAAATGTGAGCGGGATCGGTGATGCTTATTACTGGAGTGTTTTTAAAATCGCCGAGGCCTTTGGGCTTCACCGGGACACAGTAAAAAAACGGCTCCTCGCGGCCAACACTCCTGTGGCTGCGACTGTCAGGGGGAACCCCGTTTACGCCCTGCAGCATGTCGGGCCTGCCCTGTTTAGTGTGAGGCATGAGGCAGCAGACTCTGTTCATGATCCATCCCGTATGGAGCCGAAAGAGAGAAAGGACTGGTACCAGTCTGAAAATGAAAGGATCAAGCTGGAAAAGGAGCAGCGAAAACTCATCCCCGTTGATGAAGTAGTCATCGTCTATTCGTCCATGAGAAAGGCTGTCGTCCAGGTTCTGGAGACAATTCCGGATGTTCTTGAACGCGATTGCGCCCTGACTCCTCAGGCCGTCGGCGTTGTACAGCAGGCCATTGATGACCTGCGATACACTCTTCAGGAAAAATCCTACGAGGCTTGTGCTGCTGAATTAATTCCTGATGAGGAAGGAGAGAGTCTCTAGGAGGAATAATGGGTTTTTCATCAGCCCGAAATTTGGGAAGGGACATATCGGCAGGATTTTCCCCACCACGTCGCATGCCGATTTCGGAGGCTGTTAAAAAATTCATGCGTGTTCCCAAGGGGGCTGGTAACTCGGTGCCATGGGATCCTGAACTGACACCCTACATCATTGAGCCCATGAACTGCCTGGCATCGCGTGAATACGATGCGGTGATTTTTGTTGGTCCTGCGCGAACAGGGAAGACCATTGGTCTGATCGATGGATGGATTGTCTATACCATCGTTTGCGATCCTTCGGACATGCTCGTTGTGCAGATGACCGAAGATAAGGCCCGCGAGCATTCTAAAAAGCGCCTCGACAGAACGTTCAGAAGCAGTGCGGCGGTAAAGAAAAGAATGAGTCCACGTCGTAACGACAATAATGTTCATGATAAGACGTTCAGGGATGGCTCGTTCCTTAAAATTGGTTGGCCCTCGGTCAACATTATGTCGTCGTCGGATTACCGGTTTGTCGCCTTAACCGATTACGACCGTTTTCCGGAGAATATCGACAGCGAGGGTGATGGTTTCTCCCTGGCCTCAAAACGTACCACCACATTTATGTCCGCCGGGATGACTCTGGTGGAGAGCTCGCCGGGACGTGACATCTGCGACAGCAAATGGCGACGTAAGTCGCCTCATGAAGCGCCACCGACGACTGGTATTCTTTCCCTTTACAATCGTGGTGACCGCCGCCGCTGGTACTGGCCATGTCCGCACTGCGGTGAATATTTTCAGCCAGCCATGGATGCCATGACCGGCTACCGTAATGAACCGGATCCCTTTAAAGCCAGTGAGGCGGCGTATCTACTTTGCCCGCACTGCAGCGGCATTATCACTGCGGAGAAAAAGCGTGAGCTCAATAGTGCAGGAGTCTGGTTGCGTGAAGGTCAGGTCATTGATCGTAACGGCAACGTTTCCGGTGAACCGCGCCGCTCCCGTATCGCCAGTTTCTGGATGGAAGGGCCAGCTGCTGCGTATCAGACCTGGGCGCAACTGGTTTACAAATTACTGACTGCAGAACAGGAGTATGAAGCGACAGGAAGCGAAGAAACACTCAGGGCGGTTATCAACACCGACTGGGGATTGCCTTATCTTCCTCGTGCCAGCATGGAGCAACGAAAAAGTGAACTGCTTGAGCAGCGGGCAGAGCCAGTTCCTTCCCGCAGTGTTCCGGATGGCGTTAATTTCCTTGTGGCGACAGTGGATGTGCAGGCGGGACGTCATCGCCGTTTTGTGGTTCAGGTAACGGGCTATGGCAGCCGTGGCGAACGCTGGATTATTGATCGTTACAACATCACGCAGTCATTGCGCAGTGACTGCGACGGGGAGAGCCAGCGAATTGATCCGGCCAGCTATCCGGAAGACTGGGATGTCCTGCTGACGGATGTTTTTCATAAAAGCTGGCCGCTGGCCTCCGATCCTTCTCAACAAATGCGACTGATGGCAATGGCGGTGGACTCCGGCGGTGAAGACGGGGTCACTGATAATGCCTATAAATTCTGGCGTCGTTGCCGTCGTGATGGCCTTGGTAAACGTATTTACCTGTTTAAGGGTGACAGCATCCGGCGCGCAAAACTGATCAGCCGTACATTCCCTGATAACACCGGACGAACGGGCCGCCGGGCGCAGGCCGCAGGTGATGTGCCGCTCTGGCTTCTTCAGACGGATGCCCTGAAAGACCGGGTGAATAACGCGTTATGGCGTGACTCGCCAGGTCCAGGCTATGTGCATTTCCCTGACTGGCTGGGGAGCTGGTTTTACGACGAACTGACGTATGAAGAGCGGAGCAGTGACGGGAAATGGAGTAAGCCGGGTCGCGGTGCCAACGAAGCTTTTGACCTGATGGTGTATGCCGAGGCGCTGGTCATTCTGCATGGATACGAAAAGATCCGCTGGCCGGATGCACCGGAGTGGGCGAGCCGGGAAACCTGGCTGGAGTGTGTCCCGGACAGTACCGAACCGTCACCCTCACCGGAGCCGGTATCCACGCCTGTTAAAAAACAAAAACGGAAGAAAACAGTAACTGACGATGTTAACCCCTGGCTGACTTCCGGAGGATGGTTATGAATCAGAATGATATTGAAGCCATGATTCAGCGTTATACGGAAGCTGAAATGGCGGTGCTGGACGGAAAATCCGTCACTTTTAATGGTCAGCAGATGACCATGGAAAACTTATCTGAGATCCGGCAGGGACGGCAGGAGTGGGAGCGCCGCCTTGCGGCTCTGATTTCACGACGACGGGGGCATCCCGGGTACCGGCTGGCGAGGTTCTGATGGCAATTCTTGATGATGTGATTGGCGTTTTTTCACCAGGATGGAAAGCGGCAAGGCTGCGTTCCCGTGCGGTGATTCAGGCTTATGAGGCCGTAAAAACGACGCGGACACACAAAGCCCGACGGGAGAACCGAACTGCCGACCAGTTAAGCCAGTACGGGGCCGTGTCGTTACGTGAGCAGGCCCGTTACCTTGATAACAACCACGATCTGGTCATTGGTGTATTTGACAAGCTGGAAGAACGGGTGGTGGGGAAAAACGGGATTATTGTCGAGCCACATCCGGTATTACGCAATGGGGCCATTGCCCGTGATCTGGCAGCGGAGATACGCACCCGATGGAGTGAATGGTCTGTCAGTCCGGAAGTCACCGGGCAGTTTACCCGTCCGATGCTGGAACGTCTGATGCTGCGTACCTGGCTGCGCGATGGTGAGGTGTTTGCCCAGATGGTTTCCGGGCGCATAAACAGCCTGACGCCTTCTGCCGGTGTTCATTTCTGGCTGGAGGCGCTCGAGCCGGACTTTATTCCCATGACCAGTGATGAGAGCAACAGGCTGAATCAGGGCGTGTTTGTTGATGACTGGGGGCGTCCCGAAAAATATCTGGTGTATAAAAGCCGTCCCGTATCCGGGCGGCAGATGGAAACCAAAGAAGTGGATGCAGAGCGAATGCTGCATCTTAAATTTGTTCGCCGTCTGCACCAGATGCGCGGGACGTCTTTATTGTCCGGTGTGCTGATCCGCCTCAGCGCCCTGAAAGAGTATGAAGATTCTGAGCTGACTGCAGCAAGGGTCGCCGCTGCTCTGGGGATGTACATCCGCAAAGGCGACGGACAGAGCTATGAAACGGATGGTAATGACAGCAAGGAGAATGAACGCGAGCTTACCATTCAGCCAGGCATTATTTACGACGATCTGAAACCCGGCGAAGAAATCGGAATGGTGAAGTCGGATCGCCCAAATCCTAACCTTGAAACTTTTCGTAATGCTCAGTTGCGTGCCGTGGCGGCGGGCAGTCGTCTGAGTTTTTCCAGTACAGCGCGCAACTATAACGGCACTTACAGCGCCCAGCGTCAGGAGCTGGTTGAATCCACTGATGGCTACCTGATCCTGCAGGACTGGTTTATTGGTGCCGTCACCCGCCCGATGTATCGTGCCTGGCTGAAACAGGCTGTGGCATCCGGTGTTATCAGGCTACCCCGCGATCTTGACCGTTCTTCACTGTATACCGCGGTGTATTCCGGACCGGTGATGCCGTGGATTGACCCTGTTAAGGAGGCTGAGGCCTGGAAAATCCAGATTCGTGGTGGAGCGGCGACAGAATCAGACTGGGTACGTGCAGGTGGTCGTAATCCGGATGATGTCAAACGTCGGCGCAAGGCCGAAATTGATGAAAACCGCAAGCTGGACCTGGTATTTGATACCGATCCGGCCAGTGATAAAGGAGGCAGCAGTGCCGCAACGAAACGACAGTAGCCGCAGTACACCGACGACCAGTCCGAAGAATAATTCCTGGTTCAGGATGCAGGCTGGTCACCAGAGTGACGCGGATATTTATATTTATGACGAGATTGGTTTCTGGGGTGTTACAGCGAAGCAGTTTATCAGTGATCTGAATGCACTGGGCGATATCACCCACATTAATCTCCATATCAATTCACCGGGTGGCGATGTCTTTGAAGGCATCGCCATTTTTAATGCGCTGAAAACACATGGTGCGTCCATTACCGTTTATGTCGACGGTGTGGCGGCATCAATGGCGTCGGTCATTGCGATGGTGGGAAACCCGGTCATTATGCCGGAAAACACCTTCATGATGATTCATAAACCATTTGGCTTTACGGGCGGTGATGCGGAGGACATGCGCACCTATGCCGACCTGCTCGATAAAGTTGAGGCGGTTCTGTTACCCGCTTATGCACAGAAAACCGGGAAAACCACCGATGAAATTGCTGCCATGCTGGCGGATGAGACCTGGATGTCCGGTGCCGAATGTCTGGCACAGGGATTTGCTGATCAGGTGACACCAGCCGTTAAGGCAATGGCATGTATTCAGTCAAAACGTACAGAGGAATTTAAAAAGATGCCGGAATCCATTCGAAACATGATTACTCCGCCACGCAACAGTGCTCCACGCGTACAGGATGATGAACCTGCAGCCTCCCGGACGCCAGTGCAGGCAGCAGCACCCGTGGTGGATGAAAACAGTATCCGTGCGCAGGTACTGGCAGAGCAAAAAGCGCGTGTAAACGGTATTAATGATCTGTTTGCCATGTTTGGCGGGCGTTATCAGATGCTGCAGGCCCAGTGTCTTGCCGATCCTGAATGTTCGCTGGAGCAGGCCCGTGAAAAGCTGTTGAACGAGATGGGGCGCGAGTCCACGCCATCCAATAAAAATACCCCGGCTCATATTTATGCCGGTAACGGTAATTTTGTGGGGGACGGGATCCGCCAGGCGCTGATGGCGCGTGCCGGATTTGAAAAAAACGAACGTGATAATGTCTACAACGGGATGACCCTGCGTGAATATGCCCGTATGTCACTAACTGAACGGGGTATTGGGGTTTCCGGTTATAACCCGATGCAGATGGTCGGTGCGGCGTTCACACACAGTACGTCTGACTTCGGTAATATTCTGCTGGATGTTGCGAACAAAGCCATTCTGCAGGGCTGGGAAGATGCCCCTGAAACCTATGAACAGTGGACGCGGAAAGGTCAGTTGTCTGATTTTAAAATTGCCCATCGTGTGGGTATGGGGGGCTTCAGTGCTCTGCGTCAGGTGCGTGAAGGGGCGGAATATAAATACGTCACCACCGGAGATAAACAGGCCACTATTGCACTGGCGACCTATGGCGAGCTGTTCAGTATCACCCGTCAGGCCATTATCAATGATGATCTGAATATGCTGACCGATGTCCCGATGAAACTGGGCCGTGCGGCGAAATCCACTATTGCCGATCTGGTTTATGCCATTCTGACGTCTAACCCGAAAATCTCCACAGATAATGTAAGTCTGTTCGATAAAGCGAAACATGCAAACGTACTGGAGAGCGCTGCAATGGACGTGGCATCGCTGGATAAAGCCCGCCAGTTGATGCGCGTTCAGAAAGAGGGGGAGCGTCATCTGAATATTCGTCCTGCGTTCGTACTGGTACCGACGGCGATGGAGTCTGTTGCTAACCAGGTCATTCGCTCCTCAAGTGTCAAGGGGGCTGACATTAACGCCGGTATTATTAACCCGGTGAAAGATTTTGCGACCGTTATTGCAGAGCCTCGTCTTGATGATAACAGCCAGACCACCTTCTACCTGGCTGCGTCAAAAGGCTCCGATACGATTGAAGTGGCTTATCTCAACGGTGTGGATACGCCATATATTGATCAGATGGAGGGCTTCAGTGTGGATGGCGTGACAACGAAAGTGCGTATTGACGCCGGTGTCGCGCCAGTTGATCACCGCGGTCTGGTGAAATGTACGGCGTAAACGTCGCAGACAACAACTCTGATGGCCCGTAAGGGCTTTTTTTGTACCTGAAATCAGCCCCTGAACGGGGCTGTGCGGAGACAGTTATGGCAAAGAATTTTGTAGAAGAAGGAAAAACGGTGGCGATTGTTGCCAGTGCAGCCATCAGCAGCGGAGATCTGGTGCAGGTGGGCGATGTTTTTGCGGTGGCGCTGACCGATATTCCACAGGGTGAAACAGGCGACGGCATGACCGAAGGTGTGTTTATGCTGCCTAAGCTGAAAACGGATGACATGAAAACGGGTAAGAAGGTTTATCTGAAGTCCGGAAAAGTTCAGCTGACTAACAGCGGCTCTGATCCGCTGGTCGGGGTTGTCTGGGCAGATGCCGGAACCAGTGCAGAAGAAGTGCCGGTAAAACTCAATGTCTGATCCCTTTTCCCGGCTGGCAGCGCGTATGGATGCTATCACGGTTAGAAAGATGGGAAAGACAGCCTCGATTAATGATGTCGATATGACTGTGATCCCGGGAGAAACACTGGCAGAGCTGAATGCTCTGTCCGGACCTGCGGTCTCTCTGGTGGTGTTTTCTTCGGGATACCGCCCACGGCGCGGGGATCGCGTTGTTTATGACGGACAACAATGGACGGTCACACGGCATGAACGTTTTAACGGTAAGCCAATGATCTTTATTGAGTAAAGAGGTGTGGGATGAAGGGGCTTGAGAATGCCATCCGTAATCTGAACAGCCTTGATACCCGTATGGTGCCACAGGCCAGCGCATGGGCGATAAACCGTGTGGCACAGAAAGCGGTCTCGGTCGCCACCCGGCAGGTTGCCGGGAATACCGTTGCGGGAGATAACCAGGTGAAAGGGATCCCCCTGAAACTGGTACGTCAGCGTGTCCGGGTGTTTAAAGCCAGTCCGTCAGGAAAAATGACGGCCAGGATCCGCGTTAACCGGGGCAATCTGCCCGCTATTAAGCTGGGGACAGCCCGGGTCAGACTGGCCCGGCGTGGTGGAAAACTGCAGTACCGTGGCAGTGTGCTGAAGGTGGGTAAATATCTTTTCCGGGATGCGTTTATTCAGCAACTGGCGAATGGTCGCTGGCATGTGATGCGGCGTATTGATGGCAAAAATCGTTACCCCATTGATGTGGTGAAAATCCCGCTGTCCGGACCGCTGACACAGGCATTTGAAGATGCCCGCGACCGCATCATTGCTGCGGAAATGCCGAAACAGCTGGGGTATGCACTGAAACAACAACTGAGGTTATGGCTGACCCGATGAACCGACATACACAAATCCGCCAGGCCGTACTGGCACGCCTTCGGGAACAGTGTGGAGACAGCGCCACGTTTTTTGACGGGCTTCCGGCATTTGTTGATGCGCAGGAACTGCCTGCCGTGGCGGTGTGGCTGAGTGATGCTCAGTACACCGGAAAAATGACGGATGAAGATGACTGGCAGGCTGTTCTGCATATTGCTGTCTTCATCCGGGCACAGGCACCGGATTCAGAGCTGGATATGTGGATGGAGAGCACCATTTTCCCGGCCCTGAATGATGTACCGGCACTTTCCGGACTCATCGACACCCTGATCCCACTCGGTTTTAACTATCAACGTGATAATGAGATGGCCACCTGGGCGATGGCGGAAATCACGTACCAGATCACGTACACGAATTAAGGAGGTGGCAATGACCACACCAAATCCACTGGCAAAAACGAAAGGTGCGGGAACGACGTTCTGGATGTACACCGGCAAGGGCGATGCGTTTGCGAACCCTTTATCGGACACTGACTGGCTGCGTCTTGCGATGGTGAAGGATCTGCAACCTGGCGAAATGACCGCTGATGCAGAAGATGACACTTATCTCGATGATGAAGATGCAGACTGGAAAACGACAACCCAGGGGCAGAAATCCGTCGGTGATACTTCGGCGACGCTGGCCTGGCGTCCGGGTGACAGCGGGCAGAAAAAACTGGTTCAGTTGTTCGACTCCGGTGAAGTCTGCGCGTTTCGTATCAAATATCCCAACGGTACTGTTGATGTTTTCCGTGGCTGGCTGAGTTCACTGGGTAAAACCATTGCCTCAAAAGACGTGATGACCCGCACCGTGAAAATCAGCGGTGTGGGGCGTCCATATCTGGCAGAGGAGGGCACTGAAACTGTGGGCGTTACCGGGCTGACGGTGGCACCGGCATCCGCCAGTGTCAATGTGGGAGCAACCACCACGCTGACCTTTACAGTAAAACCTGACGGAGCCAGTGACAAAGCGATCAGTGTGCATTCGACAGATCCACAGACTGCCACTGTGACCCTGAACGGACTTGTGGCCACGGTGAAAGGCGTGAAGCAGGGCAGTGTCAGCATTGTGGGCATGACTTCTGACGGCGATTTTGTGGCAGTGGCTACGGTGGCTGTCAGCGCCGCAGGTTAACAGGATGATACTCATCATTTGCCCCGGTTATTCGGGGCTTTTTTGCAGGTGGAGAATATGATGTTTCTGAAACAGGGCACGTTTAATTATGAAAAACAGTCCGTGGTGCTCAGTGAGCTGTCCGGGCTGCAGAGAATTGAATATCTGGCGTTTGTTCAGCAGCGAACGGCAAAGTTTGATGCCGGGGAGGGAGAACTGCCGGAGGCTGAACGACAGATTGCTTTTCTGCGGATGGGGATGGATATCAATGCCTGGCTGGTTTCCCGCTCACTGTGGAATGCGGATCAGTCTAAGGATGTAGAGACGCTTTGCGCATCCGTTATTACAACATGGTCGTATGATGCCCTGGGTGCGGGGGCGGAGATGGTTCTGTCGCTGAGCGGTATGGGGGCCATTGATAATGCCGGGGATGATGAGCATGAGGCGCTGACGCCGGAAAAGTCCTGACGCGGGAAATGCAGTTTGTCATGCGGCTTGCCCGGGAGTTCCGGCGGGCAGACTGGCGGCGGATGCTGTCGGAAATGTCGGCCACTGAGCTTGGTGAGTGGGGCGATTATTTCCGGATGCAGAGCTTCAGTGATGTGTGGATGGATGCGCAGTTTGCCTCGCTGAAGGCATTGATCGTGAGAATGGTGTCCGGCAGCAGTGATGCTGCGGTGGCTGATTTCAGCCTTTTACCGGAAGAGAACGGGATACCGGAGCGAACGGACGAAGAACTGATGCATCTTGGAGAAGGTATTTCCGGAGGTGTGCGTTATGGACCAGATAGCCAACCTGGTCATTGATTTGGGGATTGATGCGGCAGAGTTTAAAAATGAAATTCCCCGTATCAAAAACCTTCTGAATGGTGCCGCCAGCGATGCAGAACGGTCTTCTGCCCGTATGCAGCGTTTTATGGAGCGTCAGACTCAGGCCGCCCGGCAGACAACGCAGGCGGCTTCTTCGGCTGCAACAGCCGCCTCCGTCCATGCGCAGACGGTGGAGAAGAACGCACAGGCTCATGAACGCATGGCTCGCGAGGTGGAGAAAACCCGCCAGCGCATGGAGGCGCTGAGCCAGAAAATGCGCGATGAACAGGCGCAGGCCATGGCTCTGGCGGAGGCTCAGGATAAAGCGGCTGCTGCGTTTTATCGTCAGATTGACAGTGTGAAACAGGCCAGTGCGGGGCTGCAGGAATTACAGCGTATTCAGCAGCAGATCCGACAGGCCAGACACAGTGGCGGGATTGGTCAGCAGGATTATCTGGCGCTGATTTCTGAGGTTACGGCGAAAACCCGTGTTCTTACACAGGCTGAGGAAGAGGCTACCCGACAGAAAGTGGCGTTTATCCGTCAGCTTAAAGAGCAGGCAACCCGCCAGAATCTTTCTTCTTCTGAGTTGCTTCGTGCTAAGGCTGCCCAGCTGGGGGTAAGCAGTGCTGCAGAAGTGTATATCCGCAAAATGGAGCAGGCAGGAAAAGCCACGCATTCGCTGGGTCTGAAAAGTGCAGCGGCCCGCCAGGAGATAGGCGTTCTGATAGGTGAACTGGCTCGCGGCAATTTAGGTGCGCTGAGGGGATCCGGGATAACGCTGGCTAACCGTGCCGGATGGATAGACACACTGATGTCACCGAAAGGCATGATGCTGGGCGGGGTTATTGGCGGTATTGCCGCGGCCGTCTATGGTCTGGGTAAAGCCTGGTATGACGGTCAGAAGGAGGGGGAAGAATTTAACCGCCAGTTGTCGCTGACGGGGCATTATGCCGGAGTCACTGCCGGGCAGCTGTGGACGCTTAGTCGTGCTATTTCCGGGAATGGTATCACGCAACATGCTGCAGCCGGTGCGCTGGCTCAGGTGGTGGGGAGTGGTGCATTTCGTGGAAACGATATCGGTATGGTGGCGAGAGCTGCCGCACAGATGGAGCGATCGGTTGGCCAGTCGGTCAGCGATACCATAAATCAGTTTAAGCGGCTGAAGGATGATCCTGTAAATGCCGCGAAGGCTCTGGACAATGAGCTGCATTTTCTTACTGCCACTCAGCTTGAGCAGATACGTGTCCTTGGGGATCAGGGACGGTCCAGTGATGCTGCACGGATAGCCATGTCTGCACTGGCAGAGGAAACCGGTCGGCGTACTGCGGATATTGATAATAACCTCAATGCGCTTGGCAGTACGCTGAAGTATCTGTCTGATTTGTGGAGTCGTTTCTGGGATGCGGCCATGAATATTGGTCGTGAAGACTCGCTGGATGAACAGATTGCCGCTTTACAGGAGAAAGTGTCGCGGGCGAAAAGACTCCCCTGGACGGCATCATCTTCTCAGGTTGAATACGATCAGCAGCGTCTTAACGATCTTCAGGAGAAAAAACGCCAGAAGGATTTGCAGGATGCAAAAGAGCAGGCAGAGCGGAATTATCAGGAGCAACAGAAACGACGTAATGCTGAAAATGCTGCACTGAACCGGATGAATGAAACGGAAGCAGCACGACATCAGCGTGAAATTGCGCGTATTAATGCCATGCAGTACGCCGACCAGGCTGTCAGGGATGCGGCGATACAACGTGAAAATGAACGTTACGAGAAAGCCCTGGCATCCGGTAAGAAAAAAACACGCGAAACCCGTAATGATGAGGCCACCCGGTTATTGCTGCAGTACAGTCAGCAACAGGCACAGGTGGAAGGGCAGATTGCTGCTGCAAGACAGTCAGCAGGCATTGCCACTGAAAAGATGACAGAAGCGCATAAACAGCTTCTGGCTCTGCAGCAGCGCATCAGCGACCTGGACGGGAAAAAACTGACGGCAGATGAAAAGAGTGTGCTGGCCCGTAAAGATGAACTGATTCAGGCACTGACGCTGCTGGATGTAAAACAGCAGGAGCTTCAGAAACAGACGGCACTCAACGAGCTGAAGAAAAAAACAATTCAGCTGACCAGTCAACTGGCTGAAGAAGAGCGCGCTCAGCGTCAGCAACATGACCTGGATATCGCCACGGTGGGTATGGGTGATCAGCAGAGGCAGCGATATCAGGTACAACTGAGTCTTCGCCAGAAATACCAGCAACAGCTGGAGCAGTTGAGGCGGGATAGTGAGCAGAAAGGGACATATAACACGGATGACTACAGAAAGGCCGAGCAGGCGCTGACGGAGAGCCTGAACCGACAACTGAATGAGAATCGCCGTTATTGGCAACAGCTTGAAATTGCTCAGGGTAACTGGAAAAACGGTGCTATGCGGGCGTTTCAGAATTTCACGGCAGATGCGGATAATGCGGCAGGCACTGCTGAGCAGATGCTTACAGCGGCATTTAACAGTGCAGGTAATGCACTGGCAACGTTCTGTACTACCGGAAAACTGAACTTCAAATCTTTTACCGCCTCGCTCCTTTCTGATCTGGCAAAAATCATGGCTCAGATGTCCATGATGCAGGCAGTTAAGGGGATTGGTTCGGCGTTTGGCTGGGGGAGTGCAGCAACTGCCAGTGTGACGCCCAATGCTGATGGTGGTGTTTATCAGTCTGCTGATTTGAGTCGCTACAGTGGCACGGTGGTTAACCGTCCGACGTTTTTTGCTTTTGCAAAAGGTGCAGGTGTGATGGGGGAAGCTGGGCCTGAAGCCATTCTGCCTCTGCGTCGTGGTGCTGACGGTAAGCTGGGGGTTGTGGCGGATATTGGTGGTTCAGGTATGGCGATGTTTGCCCCGCAGTACAACATCGAGATCAATAACGATGGCACGAACGGGCAGATAGGTCCGGCTGCCCTGAAGGTGGTTTATGACCTCGGGAAAAAAGCAGCAGCGGACTTTATGCAACAGCAGTCCCGTGATGGTGGTCTGTTCTCCGGAGGTGGACGATGAAAACCTTCCGCTGGAAAGTGAAACCCGGTATGGATGTGGCTTCGGCCCCTTCTGTAAGAAAGGTGCGCTTTGGTGATGGCTATTCCCAGCGAGCGCCTGCCGGGCTGAATGCCAACCTGAAAACGTACAGCGTGACGCTTTCTGTCCCCCGTGAGGAGGCCACGGTACTGGAGTCGTTTCTGGAAGAGCACGGGGGCTGGAAAGCCTTTCTGTGGACGCCGCCTTATGAGTGGCGGCAGATAAAGGTGACCTGCGCAAAATGGTCGTCGCGGGTCAGTATGCTGCGTGTTGAGTTCAGCGCAGAGTTTGAACAGGTGGTGAACTGATGCAGGATATCCGGCAGGAAACACTGAATGAATGCACCCGTGCGGAGCAGTCGGCCAGCGTGGTGCTCTGGGAAATCGACCTGACAGAGGTCGGTGGAGAACGTTATTTTTTCTGTAATGAGCAGAACGAAAAAGGTGAGCCGGTCACCTGGCAGGGGCGACAGTATCAGCCGTATCCCATTCAGGGGAGTGGGTTTGAACTGAATGGCAAAGGCACCAGTACGCGCCCCACGCTGACGGTTTCTAACCTGTACGGTATGGTCACCGGGATGGCGGAAGATCTGCAGAGTCTGGTCGGCGGAACGGTGGTCCGGCGTAAGGTTTACGCCCGTTTTCTGGATGCGGTGAACTTCGTCAACGGAAACAGTGACGCCGATCCGGAGCAGGAGGTGATCAGCCGCTGGCGCATCGAGCAGTGCAGCGAACTGAGCGCGGTGAGTGCCTCCTTTGTACTGTCCACGCCGACGGAAACGGATGGCGCTGTTTTTCCGGGACGTATCATGCTGGCCAACACCTGCACCTGGACCTATCGCGGTGATGAGTGCGGTTATCACGGTCCGGCAGTCGCGGATGAATATGACCAGCCGACGTCCGATATCACGAAGGATAAATGCAGCAAATGCCTGAGCGGCTGTAAGTTTCGCAATAACGTCGGCAACTTTGGCGGCTTCCTTTCCATTAACAAACTTTCGCAGTAATCCCATGACAGAGACAGAATCAGCGATTCTGGCGCACGCCCGGCGATGTGCGCCAGCGGAGTCGTGCGGCTTCGTGGTGAGAACGCCGGAGGGGGAAAGATATTTTCCCTGCGTGAATATCTCCGGTGAGCCGGAGGAGTATTTCCGGATGTCGCCGGAGGACTGGCTGCAGGCAGAAATGCAGGGTGAGATTGTGGCGCTGGTCCACAGTCACCCCGGTGGTCTGCCCTGGCTGAGTGAGGCCGATCGGCGGCTGCAGGTGCAGAGTGATTTGCCGTGGTGGCTGGTCTGCCGGGGGGCGATTTACAAGTTCCGCTGTGTGCCACATCTTACCGGGCGGCGCTTTGAGCACGGGGTGACGGACTGTTACACGCTGTTCCGGGATGCTTACCATCTGGCGGGGATTGAGATGCCGGATTTTCATCGCGAGGATGACTGGTGGCGTAACGGTCAGAATCTCTATCTGGATAATCTGGAGGCCACAGGGCTGTATCAGGTGCCGTTGTCAGCGGCGCAGCCGGGCGATGTGCTGCTGTGCTGTTTTGGTTCATCGGTGCCGAATCATGCCGCCATTTACTGTGGTGACGGCGAGCTGCTGCACCATATTCCTGAACAACTGAGCAAACGAGAGAGGTATACCGACAAATGGCAGCGACGCACACACTCCCTCTGGCGTCACCGGGCATGGCACGCATCTGCCTTTACGGGGATTTACAACGATTTGGTCGCCGCATCGACCTTCGTGTGAAAACGGGGGCTGAAGCCATCCGGGCGCTGGCCACGCAGCTTCCGGCGTTTCGCCAGAAACTGAATGATGGCTGGTATCAGGTGCGCATTTCCGGGCGTGATGCAGGCGAAAACGAATTATCTGCCCGTCTTAATGAGCCGCTGGCAAATGGTGCCGTGATCCACATCGTACCGCGTCTGGCGGGTGCCAAAAGTGGCGGTATTTTTCAGGCAGTGCTGGGTGCGGCGCTAATTGCTACGGCAATCTGGATGCCGGGGCTTAGTATTGTTGCAAGTAATCTCATGTTCTCTCTTGGGGCAGGTATGGTTTTAGGCGGTGTTGCGCAGATGCTGGCACCGAAAGCCAAAACGCCTAAAGTGTCAGCCACTGATAACGGTAAGCAAAATACCTATTTTTCCTCATTGGATAACATGGTTGCCCAGGGCAATGTCCTGCCTGTTCTGTACGGTGAAATGCGCGTGGGGTCACGTGTGGCATCTCAGGAGATCAGCACGGCAGATGAAGGGGATGGTGGTCAGGTTGTGGTAATTGGGCGGTAATATTATTTACTCATGTTCTAACTGATTTAATATTTATATCGAACACTGATAATTATTCTGTTGGTTAGCTATATGAACAAAACGATTTTATTCTGCACGATTATTGCCTTAACAGGATGTAAATCTTTGGATTACGTAAAATCCGGCAAGCCTGTAATGGAAGGTAATTCATTAAAAAATATTGATGAATTGTCAGGCTGCATATCCAGACAATGGGCTGGTAATGGAACACCTATAACATCCATTCCTATTGAGAATGGGGTAAGCCTTTTAGTTCCACAGGCTATGGGTGGGTATGATGTTGTGCTTGATATCAAAAAAGCAGGAAATGGCAGTAGTTTTACTCTTTATGAACGCGTACCAGCATTAACGCCAAAAATTTTTGCTGATAGTGTTAATGCATGTAAATAATAGTTAATCCTGCCGTAACTCATGAGCCGCCTTTTGGGCGGCTTTGTTGTTTATGGAGTGTGAGGAATGGGTAAAGGTAGCAGTAAGGGGCATACCCCGCGCGAAGCGAAGGACAACCTGAAGTCCACGCAGCTGCTGAGTGTGATCGATGCCATCAGCGAAGGGCCGGTTGAAGGTCCGGTGGATGGATTAAAAAGCGTGCTGCTGAACAGTACGCCGGTGCTGGACACTGAGGGGAATACCAACATCTCCGGTGTCACGGTGGTGTTCCGTGCCGGTGAGCAGGAGCAGACACCGCCGGAGGGGTTTGAATCCTCCGGCTCCGAGACGGTGCTGGGTACGGAAGTGAAATATGACACGCCGATCACCCGCACCATTACGTCTGCAAACATCGACCGTCTGCGCTTTACCTTCGGCGTGCAGGCACTGGTGGAAACCACCTCAAAGGGGGACCGGAATCCGTCGGAAGTCCGCCTGCTGGTTCAGATCCAGCGTAATGGTGGCTGGGTGACGGAAAAAGACATCACCATTAAGGGCAAAACCACCTCGCAGTATCTGGCCTCGGTGGTGGTGGGTAACCTGCCGCCGCGCCCGTTCAATATACGGATGCGCAGGATGACGCCGGACAGCACCACAGACCAGCTGCAGAACAAAACGCTCTGGTCGTCATACACCGAAATCATCGATGTGAAACAGTGCTACCCGAACACGGCACTGGTCGGCGTGCAGGTGGATTCGGAGCAGTTCGGCAGCCAGCAGGTGAGCCGTAATTATCATCTGCGCGGGCGCATTCTGCAGGTGCCGTCGAACTATAACCCGCAGACGCGGCAATACAGCGGTATCTGGGACGGAACGTTTAAGCCAGCATACAGCAACAACATGGCCTGGTGTCTGTGGGATATGCTGACCCATCCGCGCTACGGCATGGGGAAACGTCTTGGTGCGGCGGATGTGGACAAATGGGCGCTGTATGTCATCGGCCAGCATTGCGATCAGTCGGTGCCGGACGGTTTTGGCGGCACAGAGCCGCGCATCACCTGTAATGCGTACCTGACCACACAGCGCAAGGCGTGGGATGTGCTCAGTGATTTCTGCTCTGCGATGCGCTGTATGCCGGTATGGAACGGGCAGACGCTGACGTTCGTGCAGGACCGACCGTCGGATAAGGTGTGGACCTATAACCGCAGTAATGTGGTGATGCCGGATGATGGTGCGCCGTTCCGCTACAGCTTCAGCGCCCTGAAGGACCGCCATAATGCCGTTGAGGTGAACTGGATTGACCCGAATAACGGCTGGGAGACGGCGACAGAGCTTGTGGAGGACACGCAGGCCATTGCCCGTTACGGTCGTAACGTCACGAAGATGGATGCTTTTGGCTGTACCAGCCGGGGGCAGGCACACCGCGCCGGGCTGTGGCTGATTAAAACAGAACTGCTGGAAACGCAGACCGTGGACTTCAGCGTGGGTGCCGAAGGGCTTCGCCATGTACCGGGCGATGTCATTGAAATCTGCGATGATGACTATGCCGGTATCCGCACCGGCGGGCGCGTGCTGGCGGTAAACAGCCAGACCCGGACGCTGACGCTCGACCGTGAAATCACGCTGCCATCTTCCGGCACCACGCTGATAAGCCTGGTTGACGGGCAGGGGAGTCCGGTCAGCGTGGAGGTTCAGTCCGTCACCGACGGCGTGAAGGTGAAAGTGAGCCGTGTTCCTGACGGCGTTGCTGAATACAGCGTATGGGGGCTGAAGCTGTCGACGTTGCGCCAGCGCCTGTTCCGCTGCGTGAGTATCCGTGAGAACGACGACGGCACGTATGCCATCACCGCCGTGCAGCATGTACCGGAAAAAGAGGCCATCGTGGATAACGGGGCGCACTTTGACGGCGACCAGAGCGGCACGGTAAATGGTGTCACGCCGCCAGCGGTGCAGCACCTGACCGCAGAAGTCACCGCAGACAGCGGGGAATACCAGGTGCTGGCGCGCTGGGACACGCCGAAGGTGGTGAAGGGCGTGAGCTTCCTGCTTCGCCTGACCGTGGCAGCGGATGACGGCCGTGAGCGGCTGGTCAGCACGGCCCGGACGACGGAAACCACTTACCGCTTCACACAACTGGCTCTGGGGAACTACAGGCTGACAGTCCGGGCAGTAAATGCGTGGGGGCAGCAGGGCGATCCGGCGTCGGTATCGTTCCGGATTGCCGCACCGGCAGCGCCGTCGCGGATTGAGCTGACGCCGGGCTATTTTCAGATAACCGCCACGCCGCATCTTGCGGTTTATGACCCGACGGTACAGTTTGAGTTCTGGTTCTCGGAAAAACGGATTGCGGATATCAGGCAGGTTGAAACCAGCGCGCGTTATCTTGGTACGGCACTGTACTGGATAGCCGCCAGTATCAATATCAAACCGGGCCATGATTATTATTTTTACGTTCGCAGTGTGAACACCGTTGGCAAATCGGCATTCGTGGAGGCTGTCGGTCGGGCGAGCGATGATGCGGAAGGTTACCTGGATTTTTTCAAAGGCAAGATAACCGAATCCCATCTCGGTAAAGAGCTGCTGGAAAAAGTTGATCTGACGGAGGATAACGCCAGCAGACTGGATGAGTTTTCGAAAGAGTGGAAGGACGCTAACGATAAATGGAATGCCATGTGGGGCGTCAAAATTGAGCAGACCAAAGACGGCAAACATTATGTCGCGGGTATTGGCCTCAGCATGGAGGACACGGAGGAAGGCAAGCTGAGCCAGTTTCTGGTTGCCGCTAACCGTATCGCGTTTATTGACCCGGCAAACGGGAATGAAACGCCGATGTTTGTGGCGCAGGGCAACCAGATATTCATGAACGACGTGTTCCTGAAGCGCCTGACAGCCCCCACCATTACCAGCGGTGGCAGTCCTCCGGTATTTTCCCTGACATCAGACGGAAAGCTGACCGCTAAAAATGCGGATATCAGTGGTAGTGTGAATGCGAACTCAGGAACGCTCAACAATGTCACGATTAACCAGAACTGTACGATTAAGGGCATGCTGGAGGCGACCCAGGTCAGAGGGGATTTCGTTAAAGCTGTATCAAAAGCCTTCCCGAAAAAAGTCGGTACGTGGGGTAACACGGAAACACCAAACGGTACGGTTACAGTCACCATCAGCGATGATCATAACTTTGACCGCCAGATTATTATTCCGCCCATTATTTTTAACGGTATAGCGTATGACGATCCGGGGAGCGGAAATAACCCAGGAGGCACGCGATACACGGGTTATGGTTTTGAAGTTCGCAAAAACGGCGTATTAATCGCATCCAGAGAAACTAAAGGGGCCATTCCCGGTAGTTACAGTGCAGTTATTGATATGCCGAGTGGCAGGGGAAGCGTCACTCTGGAGTTTAAGATTTTCCAGAAAGGCAATCAGGGGGCAGGCAATATCACCGACTGTACGGTGATTGTGACCAAAAAAGCCGCTTCCGGCATCAGTATTCGTTGAAATATTTATAACCCCAATAAAGGGCGTCAGGAATGACGCCTTTTTTATTGCAGAAAAGCGAGAGGTAATTATGCGTAAAGTTTGTGCAGCAATTTTGTCCGCAGCCATTTGTCTGGCCGTATCCGGTGCGCCTGCATGGGCGTCTGAACATCAGTCCACGCTGAGCGCGGGGTATCTTCATGCCTCGACGAACGTCCCCGGCAGTGATGATCTGAACGGGATTAACGTGAAATACCGTTATGAGTTTACGGACACACTGGGGCTGGTGACGTCATTCAGCTATGCAGGAGACAAGAATCGCCAGCTGACCCGTTACAGCGATACCCGCTGGCATGAAGATTCCGTTCGTAACCGCTGGTTCAGCGTAATGGCGGGGCCGTCTGTGCGCGTAAATGAATGGTTCAGCGCGTATGCGATGGCGGGTGTAGCTTACAGCCGTGTGTCGACTTTCTCCGGGGATTATCTTCGCGTAACTGACAACAAGGGGAAAAAGCACGATGTGCTGACCGGAAGTGATGACGGTCGCCACAGCAACACGTCTCTGGCGTGGGGGGCTGGCGTGCAGTTTAACCCGACCGAATCCGTGGCCATTGATATTACTTATGAAGGCTCCGGCAGTGGTGACTGGCGCACTGACGGTTTCATCGTGGGTGTCGGTTATAAATTCTGATTAGCCAGGTAACACAGTGTTATGACAGCCCGCCGGTTCAGGCGGGCTTTTTTGTGGGGTGAATATGGCAGTAAAGATTTCAGGTGTACTGAAAGACGGCGCAGGTAAACCGGTACAGAACTGCACAATCCAGCTGAAAGCAAAACGTAACAGCACCACGGTGGTGGTGAACACGGTGGCCTCAGAAAATCCGGATGAAGCCGGGCGTTACAGCATGGACGTTGAGTACGGTCAGTACAGCGTTATTCTGTTGGTGGAAGGCTTCCCGCCATCGCATGCCGGGACCATCACCGTGTATGAAGACTCACAACCGGGTACGCTGAATGATTTTCTCGGTGCCATGACGGAGGATGATGCCCGTCCGGAGGCACTGCGCCGTTTTGAGCTGATGGTGGAAGAAGTGGCGCGTAACGCGTCCGCGGTGGCACAGAACACGGCAGAGGCTGCTATTTCTGCCTCTCAGGCCGAAGAGTTCGCGAGCAATGCTTCTGAATATGCGCTGAATAAGTTCACGTTCTATAAAACGCCGAGCGATCCGGACGGTACAATTGCAGGCCTTGCTGCTACTACCAGCGGGCAGTCTTTCCGTGTAGCGGAAGGCCCGGGAGCAACAGCGGCATTCAAAACCTACGAGAACCAGGATGGCGTGGCTATACTACAGGCTTCTCAGCCAGGCACAGCTGCTATAACAGGGACAATCCGCGAATTTCCCACGCTGGAGGCGGCACAGGCTGATGCAGACGCTGGCAATATTCTTTCTGGTTCAAAATGCTGGGTAACCAGTGCTATAAATACCTCGCTGGCTGACGAGTATGTAAATACATCCGGGGTTATGACTGCAACCGGGAGAACAATTATTTCCCAGTACAGCCTATCTTCGTCTATATCAAGAGAAGCAACTAGAAGAAAAAATGGTGATTATCAGGATTTGATTGAATTCAAATCTCTTGATGATACAGCACTACCATTACCGGAAAATTCAGTATTAGAATTTTTGTCTCTGGCAACCACTACGGATGTAAACACAAACTTCTATCGCCTTGTTTTTTCTTCGCTGGGTTCTGAGGTTGCGTCACTGGTTTTTCCTGGGACGAACACCCAGTATTCTGATGGTAAATTCTGGTCAGCGTATCGCCTGTTCCGATTTCAGGATTTGAAGTATGTTTCCATTCTGGAAACGACCAGTAGTGTAGTTCGGGTTCGCTATGACCTGCCGGCTGGGTTTGGTGTTCCGGTAGCAGGCTCAAACTATATTGCACTTGATATTACAGGCAAGTTTTATCCGGCGCAGGCAGGCTCAGTTAACTCCGTCACAAGGAAGTCAATATCCGGGACAGCAATTGCCAACGCCATTCAGTTCGTGGTTACCATCGCTGAACTTACGGCTGCTGGTTATACGGCGTCGACCGTTGTTGATTACATCAACTCAATAGCGCCAGATTGCCTCTTTGCGGCATATGCGGCATATGATACGACGATTGCCCAGACAGGGTTTGAAGATTTTTTCAGGATTCAGTTACCTGCTGGTGATTATACCGTTAGCCGTGATGGCTTTGCGCCTTCAGGACTGGCAGTGTTACCTGCCGGTGCGTATTCGGTATGGCGTAAAAAGCCTGTAAGGCAGGTATTTGTTGGAAACTTCCTGAGAAATGTTGCTGATGTTAAAAATCTGCTGTCGGCAGAATATAAAAACTATCCCGTTGAGCTTAAGGTGTCGTTTGGTCCCGGCGAAGTGCCAGACTCCGATGCGCTGAAGGTGATGGACGCTGACGGCAACGTGTTTGACTGCCAGTTTGCGGATAACGTTTATCCCAATCCACGCCTGAAATCGAACACCGGATACCATGCCGACGGCTCCCTGGCATCAGGGTCTGTGTTCATCACCGATACCCTGGCATCAGGACAGCAGAAATATTACGAACTCAGGGCATACAATCGTCGCCGCCAGGACCTGGCCTCAGAGTCCTTCCCGCAGCTCGTGAGGGTGGCTGACGGGTTCACCGTTACCGTGGGCGGGTATGTGTATTTTTTCCAGCGCCAGAACAGCCTGGGGCTGACCAGTATCACCGACCCGGCAGGACAGACGCACAGTTTTGCGCATTCCTGTTACTGTACCGGGATTGTCTCCGGCGGATCCTCAAGTAACAAGATGGTGCTCGGTGCATCACTGCGCATGGTTAATACCGGGCCGGTCTTTACTGAGCTGGAGCTGACCGTCAGAAACCGGACCATCGGAACACTGGCTGAAGGGGCGTTACAGTCCACAGTACGCTACCGGATTTTCAAAAATGGCAAGGTGCTTATCCGGGTCATGACCACGGCTACGCAAGATATTCCGGCTGGAGTATTATTTGGTGCATATTCCCGTCTGAACCTGAATGATGGTGCATATACCTTTGATGCCGCTAGAGCACTGACGTACTGGACGGATTCAGTCACCGGCAAGCGATTTACGGCCACGACGGTCTTTGCTAATGGGGATATCCACCGAGATGGCCCTGCTTATGGGCCAACGCGCCCGATACGGGCAACGGCGCTGCAACCCACAGGCACAACAACTCGGCTGGACGCGGGATGGCTTTTCGTTGACCTGAATGACGATTCATTCCTGAACTGGCCTGTGCCAAAAAACTGGACGTGGACACATGAGACATGGATTGACTGCGACAACACCATCACCAGTTCCACCTCAGAGGTTAATGCACTGCTGGTAAGTCAGGCTAACAACCGCCCGGTAGGGTTCATGGGTGATTGCAGTTATGCAGGTGTTCTGCGGCTGGACATGCTGGAGAAAATCGCCTGTCACGTCAGGGGATCCGTTGAGTGGTGGAAAAGCACTGACGCTACTGTTTATGGTGGCGGACCCGATGTGAAAACGCAGTTCTATTGCCACATGGCAGAGATTTTTCTGTTAGAAAAGTATGGCATCAGCACGCTGAACACAGTGTATACGAATTTTAAATCGTACATGAGGGGATTTGGCGGCATAACTAATCCAGGTATTATGTTCACTGATGGATGGTGGGGGTTGCAGTTCCAGTCGCGTCTGAGTATTCCGTGCTATGAGTGGCTCTACAAAATGGCGGTGAAGGCCGGAGATACAGCCAAACAAACCGAGCTGAAGGCGGGGATTAAATCCCTCGCGGATGCCGTCATGGTGTCATATAACACCTATGGTGGCGTGGCTCTGGTGGGGACAGCCACAAACTCAGGAAACAGCAACTCTAACGCGACAGCCATGCGCGTGCTGGCGCTGGCGATTTATATGGGGCTGGATACCGGCGGGACGTACCTTGCTGCATTCAATGCGCTGGAGACCTTCATCACGAACTCAGCGACATTCATGAAAGCGGAAAACATTATTCTCGATGGCCCGTCGGATTCCACGCTGAAGAGCATGTACCTGCCGTACATGGTTTACGCCACTAATAACTACCTGCTGGCCTGCAAGCTGCTTAACCGGACACCAAAGTTTGACCTGGTGAATTTTATCCTGACAGCGTCAAACAGCGCGGGAGGATTCAGTGAGGTGGATTACTGCATCTCTGAAAGCCGACGTGGTGGCGCGAACACTATCGCGTTTGCGTTACTGCCGCTGTTTCAGTCCGCCAGGCCGTCAGCAATGATTGCCGCAAAATCGCTGTTCGGAATTTTTGAGACGCAGTACGGGCCGAAACCGGGACTACCAAAGCGCTTCTTTGATTTTGACGGCAGCAGTGCGGCTGGCAGCACGATGTATGACCCGTGCTTTGTGGCGTCAACGCTTGCCGACCTTTGGCTGTCATATGGCTACAATTAATGGAAAATAGAAATCAAAAGGCCTAAATAATACGGCCTTTTGATTTGCGGGGGTATATATGGCGCTTAAGCTATTAGCCAATAATAACGCAAAGAGTGTTCTCGCTGCGGGTATTAGCGCGTCCGCTACCGTTATTACCGTGGGTACCGGAGCGGGGGCTTTATTCCCTTCCCCTGTATCTGGACAGAGCTATTTCAAATTAACGATAACCGACGCGGCCACGAAAACAATATCTGAAATTATGCACGTCACGTCTGTATCCGGTGACGTGATGACAGTAATTCGTGGTCAGGAAGGAACTACGGCACGCGTATGGTCAACGAATGACATTGTCGCGAATTTAATGACCGCCGGATCATTGTTATCTTTCCTGCAGATCAGCAATAACCTGTCAGAAATTAAAGATGCCGGTGAGGATGCGATAAATGAAGCCCGTTATAACCTCGGAATATCTGATTCCTCTGGTTTTGTCGGGCGTTCACTTGGCGCTCCAAAAGCTTTCTATGGGCTTTGTTGAATAAATCGAACTTTTGCTGAGTTGAAGGATCAGATCACGCATCTTCCCGACAACGCAGACCGTTCCGTGGCAAAGCAAAAGTTCAAAATCACCAACTGGCCCACCTACAATAAAGCCCTCATCAACCGTGGCTCCATAACTTTCTGGCTGGATGATGAAGCTATTCAGGCCTGGTATGAGTCAGCAACACCTTCTTCACGAGGCAGACCTCAGCGCTATTCTGACCTTGCCATCACCACCGTTCTGGTCATTAAACGCGTGTTCAGGTTGACCCTGCGGGCTGCACAGGGTTTTATTGATTCCATTTTTTCTCTGATGAACGTTCCGCTACGCTGCCCGGATTACAGCTGTGTCAGCAGGCGGGCAAAGTCGGTTAATGTCAGTTTCAAAACGCCCACCCGGGGTGAAATCGCACACCTGGTAATTGATTCCACCGGGCTGAAGGTCTTCGGTGAAGGCGAGTGGAAAGTCAAAAAGCATGGCCAGGAACGCCGCCGTATCTGGCGTAAGCTGCATCTCGCCGTTGACAGTAAAACACATGAAATCATCTGCGCTGACCTGTCGCTGAACAACGTTACGGACTCAGAGGCCTTCCCCGGGTTAATCCGGCAAACCCACCGGAAAATCAGGTCAGCCGCCGCCGATGGCGCTTACGATACCCGGCTCTGTCACGATGAACTGCGGCGTAAGAAAATCAGCGCGCTTATCCCTCCCCGAAAAGGTGCGGGTTACTGGCCCGGTGAATATGCAGACCGTAACCGTGCAGTGGCTAATCAGCGAATGACCGGGAGTAATGCGCGGTGGAAATGGACAACAGATTACAACCGTCGCTCGATAGCGGAAACGGCGATGTACCGGGTAAAACAGCTGTTCGGGGGTTCACTGACGCTGCGTGACTACGATGGTCAGGTTGCGGAGGCTATGGCCCTGGTACGAGCGCTGAACAAAATGACGAAAGCAGGTATGCCTGAAAGCGTGCGTATTGCCTGAAAACACAACCCGCTACGGGGGAGACTTACCCGAAATCTGATTTATTCAACAAAGCCCTTTCTATGCAAACGGAACCTATACGCGATCTCCTCTGGCCCGTTATGCAAAAGTAACGTTGACCGGCGCCGGTGGTGGCGGTGGCGGCTGCCAGGCCTCCAACAATACAGAAACCTTCTCCGGTGCCGGCGGCGGTGCGGGTGCGACCATTATCGTATGGGTTGACCTGTCTGCTGCCAGTTCTTACGCGATTACTGTCGGCAAGGGTGGTAAGGGCGGAGTTGGCGCAGTAAGTGGTGCGGATGGTGGTGCTACCTCGTTTGCCAGCCTGTTCTCAGCTCCTGGCGGGAAAGGCGGCGTGAAGTCAGGCGTGTCCAATACCGCCGGCGGCGCCGGAGGTACGGCGGCGACCGGAGATATCAGGATCAACGGTGGTACCGGCTCAGATGGACAGACAGGCTCAAGCCTTCTGACGGGCAACGGCGGGGCGTCGTATTTTGGCGGCGGTGGCCGGGCGGGTTCTCAGGCCGGTATTGCTGGCGCAGCTCCCGGATCCGGTGGTGGTGGCGCGTATGACCTTGGGTTTACCGGTACGGCATTTACCGGTGGTGATGGTGCTACTGGCATGGCGATCGTGGAAGAATTCGCGTAATGGCTTACACTCCTGCACGACCATCGATGTAATCAGCCCACCACTGCATCATTTCTCTGCGCTTATCGAGATACTGAGCATGATTGTAAATTCCACGCACAGATCCGCCGTTGGCATGTGCCAGTTGCACTTCAATAGCATCAGCGGGCCATTCGTTCTCGTTCATAATCGTGCTGAATTCATGCCTGAATCCGTGACCGCTTTCCAGCCCCTCATAGCCGATTTGTTTGATCACAAGCAATACCGCGTTCTCGCAGATTGGTTTCTTCTTATCGTTGCGCCCGGCAAAAACAAACTCTGAGACTGGTTTGGTGATTGAGCTTAGCGTAGTGAGAAGTTCAACCACCTGGTCTGACATAGGAACCACATGAATTTTGCGTCCCTTCATCACACTGGCGTCGATGGTGATAATCCTGTTTTCAAAATCGACGTTCTTCCATAGCATGGAACGAAGCTCTTTCGTTCTTAGGGCTGTGTAGCGTAAAACTTTGGTCGCAATGAGCGATACGATACTTCCTGAAAATGTTGCCAGTGCTTTATTGAATGCCGGGATCTGGTCTGCAGGAAGAAACGGGAAGTTCTTCTTGCGGTATCCCTTCATGGCGTCAGCAAGGTCAGGTGCTGGGTTATATTTAGCCCTTCCGGTGACAATAGCGTAACGGAAAACCTCTCCGCATCTTCTGCGGGCTTTGTTGGCTCGCTCCATTGCACCGCGATCTTCGAATCTTCGGATTACTTCCAGCAGTTGCATCGGCTCAATATCCTGAATCTCAAGACCGCCGATGATGGGTAAAATGTCGTCATCAAACATTTTGGCAAGTTCAGTTGCATAGCCTACTGACCAGACTTGCTTCTTGTGCTCGTACCATTCCTTGTAAATCGCACTAAAGGAATTGTTGTTAGACGAAGCCTTTTTCGCCTTTACCGGATCGATGCCAGCCGAGATGTCTTTCCTCGCAGTCCATGCCTTATCCCTTGCCTCCTGCAAAGTCATAAGTGGATATTTTCCGACGGTCAGGATTTTCTCCTTACCGTCAATCTTGTAGCGAAGCTGCCATACCTTTTTCCCGGATACAGGAACATAAAGGTACAGGCCATTACCATCGAGAAGGCGGTATGGTTTTTCTTTCGGCTTTGCTGCTTCAATCTGCTTAACGGTGAGCATGGGTAAAAATCCGGTGGGTAAAATTATTTTATCCACTTTTTACCCGTCATGGAGTGCGGCTGTCAACGATCTGACGCGAACCATGACGAACCGTGAATATACGGAAGGCTTGATATTCAGGGGATTTTGCGGACTGGTACGGATGGGAGCGAACTGATAAATGGTGTCCCCTGCAGGAATCGAACCTGCAATTAGCCCTTAGGAGGGGCTCGTTATATCCATTTAACTAAGAGGACAATGCGGCATGAGTATACCCGCTAATGGACTGCGGGGTAAGTACGCTGCCGCTCGATTGCTTAAACCCTCGCCATTTATGCCGGGTTTTTATCATTTTTCTTAATGTTTTCCGCACGTTCTGCTTTTTGGCGTGCTTCTGCTTTGCGCTTGTTGCTCATGTCGTTGCGGATCTGTGCATGACTCATTAACGCGAAGATAAAGGTGCCGCCGCAGATGTTCCCCGCTAAAGTAGGTAGTGCGAAGGGCCAGATGAAATCGCTCCAGTGCAGCGTACCGTTAAACACCAGATAGAGGATTTCAACAGAACCGACAACGATGTGAGTGGTGTCACCCAGGGCAATAAGCCAGGTCATCAATATAATCACCACAATCTTTGCCGCACCCGCTGCAGGAAACATCCATACCATAGTGGCGATCAGCCAGCCGGAAATGATCGCGTTGGCAAACATCTCGCTGGGGGTGTTCTTCATCACATCCATGCCGATTTTGACAAATGCATCGCGAGTTTCTTCATTGAAGATTGGCATATATTCAAATGCCCACGCCGCAATACCTGTCCCGAGAATATTACCCAGCAGCACGACGCCCCATAACCGCATAAGTAAGCCAACGTTGCTCATTGTCGGTTTTTGCATGACGGGTAGTACCGCAGTCACGGTGTTTTCGGTAAATAATTGCTGGCGGGCCATAATGACGATAATAAAACCAAAGGTATAACCGAGATTCTCCAGCAAGAAGCTGCCCGGCACGCCTTCCAGTTCGACATGAAATATCCCTTTTGCCAGTAGCGAAGCGCCCATCGACAGACCCGCCGCAATGGCTGACCACAGTAGTGCCATTGCGTCGCGTTCCAGCTCTTTTTCACCATCCTGGCGGATATGCTCATGAATTGCCATCGCCCGGGAGGGGAGTCGGTCTTCATCTATTTCTATTTTTTTGCCGCGCTCTTTTTCTTCGCTCTCAACTTCAATTTCGTCGCTGTGTTGATCAATTTTGTCGTTGTCCAT